ATTCGCAGCGTAAAGCGAATTCCCGCTTTCGTTGGGTCTGCCAGTGTTCTCGACTCAGCTTGAGTTGTAACCAGCTCGCAAATTTGCAAGTCGCCAAATGGCTCAATGCGTCCACCAGGACCCGGATCATTCAATGCGTGATCGGCATCACGAATTGCGTTCAGGATTCTGCGAGCGTTTACTGACATGACTATTTTCTCTGGCTGGAATGCGATTCAAACTAGTACGGAGGATTGTTGATCAAGATGACTTCGATTGAACCAGTCTTTGTATCGCCTCCGTTGGCGACGACAACCTGGATTCGCTCGTCCTTGATCGGAATGAATTCACTGGCATTGGTGGCTTCTGCTCCATCTGCTACTGCATTGAGCAATGCACGCGGATAGTAAAACACGGTGCTGGTGCCTGCGTTTGCTTTGGTCAGAATAGGAATTCCGCTTTCCTCGCCTGTGATAGTTAGGTCAGCTCCGGTATCGATGTTTCCTGGAGTGTACTTGATGCAGACCAGGAACCCATTGAGCTTGCGATTAGGTCCATGGGTTAGATGAACAGTCGCGGCACCGCTGGAATTGGTAACAATGTCGATCTTAGATGATGAAAACATAATTGTCTCGTTTGGTTACAGTGCATCGCCGTCAAGTGTCAGTCCGCCGATTCGTTGTTCACGAAGGCGATAGGAATAGTCAAGTACGCCGAACTGCCTTCGTTCGCTACGTGGATTGTCTGACCCAAGTGACGTTGGCGAGCTACGTTCTTGATCTTCACGAATTGCTAGTCCAATCAGTTCCATGTACCGTTTTTCATGGACGTGTTCCCGTTCCTCGAAGCTGTGCTCGGCTGCTGCAAAACAGGCTTCGAGCATGACTTGGGCTAAAACTTCTCCGCCGATCGGATAGAGATTCACAGCGTCAAGTAGAACTGGTCTCAGAATCATCGGAACGCGAAGTGTGTAAACCTTGTCGGGTGCTGGGTATAGCGCCAGCACCTTTCGACTTCCTACCGTTGGATCAAACGATACAGTGCGAACCGAGTAGAAAACTGGACGATCAAACTCTGGGTTCGTTCCTTCTAAATGCCGAATAGTTGCATCGTGTCTCCATTTGACTGGCGGATACCACGACTCGGCGCTTGGGTAGTAAGTCAGGTCGCTATCGTTGGAAACGGAATCGAACGTAGCATCCAACGCTATTTCTGGTCGAGCCAACTGAAAACTGGCTGCCGATGCGACAGTAACACTTGTATCGTCAAGCGTGATTTGAGTGTCGCTTCCACGACTAGCCACCGAGTAGTATCGGTTACTGACCTTCAACACTCCCGAAGCTGCCCACGATGGGAAAGTTCCCCCAGTGAGCGTCACCACTCCTGATGCAATTGTGACGGTTCCAGTTGCATAAGGTGCTGTAGTGACAACGTCAGCTAGTGGACGAAGAAACGACCAGTTGTGTGCGGCATACACTCGGCGCAGTCCATCGTTCAGGCAATCGCCAATGTCAGATTGCTGATCGGACGTAAAGCCAGTTCGAATGCCGAACAAGTAATGTCCGACACGCTCTTGCAATATAGTGAAATTGACCTGAGTGCTAGTCATTGGTTTAGCCCTGGCTTGTGAATTCCTGCCCAGGGGAGGCGAGCAGCATTCTCGCCTCCCCCAAGTAATCAGGTGTTACTCGTACTGAGCGCAAGCCCACCAATCGACTTGGACGTTCAGCGCCGTATCGCCAGCTTGATCCTTGATTCCGATGATCGGAGCCAAGAACGCGTCGTCTGGGAATGTTGCTGCGTCGATTTCACTCGCAGTCAATCGAGCGGGAGTGATTTGACCTCCAGGCATCACACCATTGACATACCACTCGATCGTTCGTGGATTAGCGCGGAATCGCAATCCAAGTTTGACATAGGTGGTAACGCTCGCGGTGAACGTAGCCAAGTCGTTCAGCTTGGTCTTAGTCGCACCGTCTTGGTACGTTTGACCGTCAGCCTTGTAAGCTCCGTCGAACACACCGGCCGCGGCGGCTAGCTTCACGAAACCGGCAAAGTTCTTATCTGCCAATCCGGAAGTGTCACCAAATAGCAAGTCGGTCGTGATCATGTCCGCTTGTCCGAGTCCGACAGCAATGTCGTGCTTGGAAGCAGCGATCGACGAAATGGCGAGGCAGCATTCGAATGCCAAGTCATTGTTTGCCAAATAGAACGGCGCCGACAGAGTCGAGCCCCACTTAAGAACGCATTCATCGTTGTCAGCGTTTCCATCGAGCGTCATGCTTAGAATTCCCTTGGCAGCAGCAGTATCAGCAACCTTGGAAGCTGTACATCCCGTTCCCTTAAGAATCGCGTAAGGACCATCCAGCGTTGTTTCGGTGAACGTCAAAAAGTCGTCAAAGAAACCGAACGCCTGATTTCCACTTGCTCCAGTTGCTACGCTTCCATGTGGAGAAAAAGCGTTTGGAGGAGCAAACCCTCGCCATACTCGCGGCGAGAACAGTCGTGTTGCCATGTCTTCTTGAGTTACGTGCATTATGCACTCCTTTGGTATGAGAGGGATTTGTCCCAGCTAAGGATGGGCGTTTTTCCCTGAATCGAAAAATGGCGGGTGGGGTTTATATCGTCTCACCCGCCAAAGACGTTTGCTTTCAGAAGATGTCTACAATTGTAGACATGCCTTACGCAGTTTCAGTTACGGTGTTGGTGCAGTAGCCACGGAAGTTAGCGCGACGATTGAAGCAAACCATTTGGACCGAGTCGTCCATGCAGCGAACGCGAACATTGGACATTTCTGGGTGCTGGAATGCCTTTCGCTTTCGCATTTGGCGACCAGCCGCATAGTAAGCCTTGAACGTTGCCCAGTTGATGCCAAGAACCACGCCGTCTGTTCGAGCATTCATGCTCGATGCGTTTGTCCATGCTGGAACCCAAGTCAGTGGGACGCCACGGATGTAAGGCGTACCGCTGTGTGCAGCCATATCGTCGCCGATGTTGTCATTGCCCAACTGGAGCAATCGACGACAAGCAGCTACGCGGCTGTGAGTAGTCAGCAATTCCCAGTCGTGTCGCTTCTGACTGACGATGTCCTTTCGCTCCACAGGTGGAGTGAACTGGCACAGGTCCATCGAGTTGATGACCTTTTCCACAAAGTCCTCTCGATCGACGTTCTGGTATGGGAACGTTCGGTTGCGCCATTGGTCGTAAACCGTTGGATCGATTCCGCCGACTCCGTTGGATCCCCATCCGACTGGAGCGTAACCATCGAATCCTTCTTCCGAGTTGTTTTCGGATGTCGAATCGTCGGTCGCGGTGATCCACCACAAAAGCGATACCGGAGGAAATGGATTGACTGTTGGACCGGATGGTCCAGGTCCGAACATCAGATCTTCCATCCCGGTGTAGAACGATGTCATCAAGTCCGTTTCCATAGCCTTGAGATAATCGTAGATCTGCTTTCCGCCAGTTTGGAAGATCTCTTCGTCAATATCATAATGATAGTTATTGGTCGTTAGACCCCACTTCAGCGAACCTTCACTTAGCGTGTTGATTCGGCTGGACGAATCGCGGTGGTACAGTCCGACAACCTGGAAGTTGTCGTTAGTCGCGACCTTCACTTTCCACTTGCACTGTGACGTGCTCATGGTGTCCTTTTCCAGGTTTCCACTGAAAAGACGTGAGGCGTACTTGTACTCTTGCAGCGGCAAAGAAATGTCTTGCGCCGCCAGCATGTCTTCACCAGCGAACTTCTGGTGAATCGAGTTTACGAAGTCATCAATTTGGTCAATGCTTAGTCCCATAATGGACAATCCTTATTTGCTTTGCCGACTTATCTGATCGTAGAGTCTGTCGAATTGATCGCGTGGATCTTCCGAAGGCTGTTGAGGCTTCGTTGGACTTCCACCCATTCGACGATCGCTCTGCTTTGAGAGTTGGCGTGTTTTTGCTTTGATTAGTTTCTTACCCAGTTCCTCAGCAAAGAGTGATTGGGTAATACGACGAACTACAGTTTCGTTCAGTTCTGCTGGGCGTCCCAGTGCCTTGCGACCTGCCAAGTAGGTAGTGACCTCTTCAAACAGGTTTTCTCGACGCTGCTTTTCCTCGACAGTTTCCTTGTCTGTGACTCCGAACAGATCGGAGTGATCAAGAGAATCAACCAGTTTGTCGAATTGCCGTTCGGCAGCGACAGCCTGTTGCTCTGCTAGGTAGGATTCGAAAACCCCCAAGCGAGATTCATAGTGGTCGCGCATTCGCGTCAACTCACCAATGATTCCTTCATCGTAAACTTCAGGGTCCAACTGAACTTCATACCGACCTTCCTTTGGTGTTTCCACCTTGGACTCGTCAGCCTTTGGCGTTTCCTGTTTGGCAAACTGACCCTTCTCATTGCGAGCTGTGCCAGCTTCGTCACCTTTAGCCAATGCCTTGCGACCGGCTTCAAGTGCAGTCCTGTCAAATAGTCGAAATGCCCGATCCAACTCCTCGCGGCTGGTGAAATCGGCTAGTTCCGATTCATCAATCCCATACGCGGCTGCCTCGGCTTTAACATCATCGGTAAGCCACTCAAGGCTTTCCTCTGAGTCGCCGGTATCCTCGCCATCGTCAGTGGCGGTAGTACTGCCGGAATTTTTCTCGGCAGTTGTTTCTTTGAGTTTGTCCTCAGGCTGCTTAATGCCTGCCTGTTCATTCACAATTTGCGCATCAGACTTACCGCTGGATTCGCCTTTGCGATCCTGCTCGATTTCCTGAATCATGCTCTCAGCGTACGCCTTGATTTCATCAGAACTTGTGTCGGGCGTTGCTTCAGTAATGTCTGCCAATGCCATTGTGTGTTTCTCCGTGAATTGTGTTGATTATGAGTCTATGAGTCATGCACTCATAATCAGTCGCCGTAGCTGCCGTCGTTGTCATGCAAGCCACGACGTTTTAGGAACTCGCTTCTGCCCCTACGGCTGGTGAATCGAACCTGTCCACTTTCAAGCACTTGAGCGCCAACGATGTTGTGTCGGCGAATCATTTCTCGTGCCTCGCCGACTTGTGTGCGATGCACTCCAGCACCCTCGGAAATCAGCGGGTCGGTTTCGGTGTAGGTGTTAGCCGTCATTGCTGGACCTTCAAGCCAATCGGGCTTGGGAGGCATCAGCTTGTCAAGCTCTTCCTTAGAAACGACTTTACCGTTGTGTTTTGTTACGACTTTGTTCACGTCACTACTCCACCTGGAATTACACTTGCCTCGACGCATCGAGCTACATCTGGCATTTGTTCAGCTTTAGCCATTGCTTCACGAAGCGTTGGCGCTTCGACTTGCCTCCATTCGTATCGCCACTCTCCGTTTGGATGGTTTGTTTTCAATTGAACATTTACGTGGCAGATCATGCCGGAGCCCTTTGCATTGCTGATTGCTGTTGCCTTAGCTTTCCACCACACTTAAAACTGCAAGTTCGCTGTGTTTTTCGACGAACAATAAAACCTGACTCGCACACCACACAGCATTTGAGAGACTGCCCGCCACTAAATCTCTCCGCAGGCAGGTACGGATGCTTTTTGTGATGGCACGTTCCGCATAGCGTTATCCCGTTTTCGATGACATCTCTTAGCTCAGGATGCGACTTCCACGACTTGATATGGTGTGCTTGCAGTCCATGTATAGCACCACACTCAACGCACTTTAGGTCTCTATTGAGAACTGCGAGCATCCACTTTTCGTGCTTGTAAGGTCGTCCTGGATTGACTTGCTTTGCCTTGCCTCGATGAGCAGCAGCGGAACACTCACGAGAGCAATACTTTCTGTTTTTTTGAGCCCTGTATTTTGCGGTAAACAATGTTCCACACTGCTGGCAGACGCCAGACGGCAGTGGCTTGCTTTGCGCTTTACCACGGCACTTTGCGCTACAAAACAATCCTCGCCCTTTAGCGACTTCGTTGTTCTGGGCAATAAAACTAGCTCCGCAATCTAGGCAATTGCGATGCACTGGTGGCGATCTTTTGATTGTGTGCTTGCCCATTATGCGGGTGCCCTCTGAAGCATTGCCGATTGCTGCCCATTCGTGCTTGATGACTGTCCTGCCATGAGATCGCGGATTAAAGCATTGGACCGAGCTTCAGCCGTTCCGCCTGTTCCGACGTTCTTTCTGACATTCTCTCTTACCGTGTGCGCTGGTGACTGAACTGTGTTTTGGTCGCCGCCGAGCATTTCGGTCGGAATAGCGAACGTGATCAACTGCTCTATTTCCGGCTTGTTCAATAGTCGAGCCATTTCCTTCACGAGCACTTGAGCATTGAGCGTAGCGCCCGATGCCTGGAACATCGGCCACAATGGAGCGATCTGCTGTAGCACCTGGAAATACTCTTGAAGGTGCTGCTGTGGAGTCTTGAAAACCATCGAGTACGGTTCAACACGAAACTCGTAATCTTCGAACTCACCCATGCGGTAATCGGGAGTCCAGCTTGAATCGACCTGAATTCCGCTGTTACCAACTGGCATCGAGGTCTGGAGTTCGAGTGTCTGATCTTCCCACATCAACCGACCAAGATCCAAAATGCAGGTTGCTGCGAAGTTGACAACGGACGTTCGCATGTCCGCGACGTTCTTGGACAACTGACCGTGGATCAATTCTTCTTGCCCAACCGTTCCGGCCTGAGCTCCAAGTCCGCCCATTGCCTGAAGATTGCCAGCCATGCGGTCGAACGTTGTTTGCAGATATGTTGCTAGCGCCATGTCTCGCTGATCGACGCCACCCATCTCGAACTGCTTGATCTGCTCTGGGCTTACACCTTTGACCCAATCATTTCTTCCGGCATTACGAAGCGCGTTAGCATCGTTCTCCATCCCCGGCGGATAGACCTGAACAATTCGGTGAGCGTCGGAATCAGCTTCCATCCTGCGATGCAGTCTGTTCTGGAGATCGTGCATCCCCTTCAGGTTTATCGCAGGCGATGTAGGAATGATGTTGTCGGGAGTATCTCCCAACGACAAAAACTTGTACGGTCCTGCTTGGGAACCAGTCCATTCACGTTCGATAAGTGGTTCGATGTCTTGATCACAAGCCATGGTGACAATCGAATTGTTTTCGGCAATCCAGATGTCCATCAGCCAAACCATGTCTTTCAGATCGTCATCCTCTGCGGTTCCATGTTCCGAAGCGATGTCGCGAGCTGCACCAGTAGAGTCATGATGCGACCTACTCGTCGGATTCAAAAGAGCTTTGGCTTTTTTCGAATAGCCAGGTTCATTCATGACCTTTTCGTAATCGGCGCGGTAGCGATGTCCGCAGTACCGCATCTTGCTAAGTTCCTTGGCTGGCATATCCAGAATCAAGTCGTCAATCGAAACTCGATTGAACCAAGGCTGTCCTGGATCAATCCAAACGTCTTCTTCACCTTCGAGCATTCCATGAAAGCGAGTGTCGGTGTCTCGCATCATCACGACGCCACACCC